CGATAAATGGTGAACGATCTACACATTCAAAACTACTTATAATTTTAAATAACGCTTCATCTCGCATTTTTTCAGGGTATTTATCTTTATAATAATTATCAATATCGTTTCTTTCATGGCCCATTAATTCACGTATAACGTCAGTATCCACCAACATATTTTTGGCAATATTAGCAAAGGTATGGCGAGCCACTTTTACCCCTAAATTTCCGCCAAGCGGTTTTATTTCAATTTCTAATTCGCTTTGTGCTGCAGCAATGTGTCGCCTGTAATTTACTCCAAAACTTATATAACTAGCTTTATCTTTTTTAAACGGAAATAAATATTCGTCAGTTCCGCCAGAATATTTATCAAAAATTGCTTTTGCTTTTGGATGTATTTTTAAATCAATAAGCAATTCGGTACTAGTTTTTATTCTTTCAAAAAATATTCTATTTTTTTTTATATAATGCTTTTTAAAATAATAAACATCTACCAAATCACATCCTCCAAGGTAAAATGACAATAGCCAAAAATCTAAATAAAAACGCTGTTTTTTACTAACATTTGCAGTTTCTAAAATATATATATCACTTTTAGAAATATACTTTTTTCGGCTATTATAACTTTTAGAAGATAATCCGGCACAAACACCTTTAAAAGGATTTTTATCTACAAGGGCATATTTCTGAATTCCCTGGTTATAGATTGATTGAAGTATTTTTAAATAAATTTGCACCGTACTTTTTTTATTTCCGATGCTTTGTCGGTGATTTTTAAACCGAAATAAAACTTCTGATTCTAAGGTGTCAAGAAAGCAATTTGGCGCAAATATTTTAAACTGGTTAATTACGGCATTGTAAGTTTTTATGTTTCCTAAAATTTTGTTTTGCGATCTTAAATCGTTAATTTTTGCAAAATTATCAGATGTGTTTTTCATTTCTTGGACAAGTTTTGTAGCATGATCAATAAATTTCATTTTGTCCATACTTTCAGAAAATAATTCGTTCATAAGATTATCTACATCTATTGCGCCGTTCAAAATTAATTTTCTAACTTTGATTTTCATATCCAAAATTTTTGGCGCCAAAATATCATAATCGGGATGTTTGTCCGTAATCATTTCAGTTTCTAAATTAAAATGCTTTTTGCTGCATTCCCAAATATCTTTTTGCCTTCTTGCATTTTTGTGCGCGATTTTTAGGTATAAAACAGAATTCCTATTTGGTTCTACTCTTAATTTAAAATGATATGTCATTTGTGTTTTATTTGCGTTTGATAGGTAAAAAGCGGTAATTTGAGGAGCAAATTTAGCTTTTTAATTAATACAAACGCAATAAAAAATAAGGATATGACTGGTATAGCGGTATTTAGAAGAAAAATTTAAATTGCTAATACTTTAACTAATGCTAAAGATTCATAAATTTATAATTATTTGTAAATCAATTATTTAAAAACAAAAACAATATTTCATTTGTTAATTATTTGCTTTTAAATACTAAAAGGAACTACAATTAAAGAATTTATTTCTTTTTTTAAAAACATGATTTCTGACTGTACTTTACCCAACTGGGTAAATAGTTTGTAATTTACTTCGAATAACGATTCGATGTTTGCGAATATTCGTGCTTTTTTAAGCAGTAATTCTTGCAGCTTTGTATTTAGTTGCTTTTGAAGAATTGTATCCATTTTGTTCGATATTTATAAATGATAACAGCAATGATTAAAATTAAAAATCCTAAAAAATAAATAATAATCGGAATTCCATATCGGTCCACTTCTTTATTTTTTTCTTTGGCTTTTGTGGCTACTTTTTTTTCTTCGTTAAATTTTATGTTTAATTCAGAATCAATTTTATTTTGCTCTTGCACTATTTTACTTTCTGCTGTAGTAGTTTTTTTATTTTTCTTTTTTAGTGTTCCAGAACCTTTATATTTTAAACCACCAAGGCTTTTACCTTTGCTGTCAAATTTTTCTATAATTAAAGAATCACCTGGTTTAATTTCTACTTCAAATTCATCTTCTTCTACTTCCGATTTTGAATCTGTTGCTTCCGTTTTTTTTTGATCTACCTTTATAATTTCGGTTGTGTTTTGTTCTGTATTTTTAACCTTATTAGTTTCGGTTTTGCTTTCTTGCTTATTCTTTTTTAAGGAAGAACAGCTTAATAAAAAGAAAGAAAATATTAGTATTATTAATTTTGTTTTCATAATTATTTAATTTTAGCTTTCCATTTTATCAACTTTAACTTTCTATCTTCAATACCATTCAAACCGCCATTGATTCTTTTTGTTATGGTAATAATATCGTCTTTGTCTGCGTATTCGTTTAATTTGTTTTTTTGCCAAAACCACAAAGCGGAAATTAACGCATTTGCTTCTTGTAATAATAAGTCGGGATTAGTTAAAAAATCTATTCTTGTGTCTTTTGATAAAACGGTATAATTTGACTTACCTGTAATTTGGATAAAACCTCTTCCACGAAACTTAAAGCCATCTCCACTTGCTTCATTTCCGTTACCCATTCTACTAGCATAAACTTTGTTTGCAATTTTTTCAGGTTGTCTTGCGAATTTATTTGCTATTTCAATTGTTGGAAAATACTTTTTGAAAGTTTTACCCAAACCCGAAGCAGAATAATTTAAGTTTTCTGCTATTGGTTTCAAATTACTTTCGTGGTCTAATTGACTAAAAAAATGAGCCAAACGTAAAGGCGTATTTATATAGTACGAATTAAGAAGCGTTTTGTATTTTTCAAATAATTCCATAATTAATTGTTTATTTCTTTTTTTACTTCTTTGTAAAAACCAATCATTTTTTTTATTCGATGCCAAAGGTTAAAACCGCATTTTGGTAGGTTTTCGTGAAATATTGAAAAGCCTTCGTTTAGGCAAAAAACGATTAATGCGATGGTTGCCAATTCAAATTCGGCATGTGAAAAATTTTCGTATCTAAAGTTTTTAAGCATTAAAGTTTTTTGAAATTTTATAAGAAGCAATGTCAATCCGATGTATGCAATAGCTTTGAATATCATTTTCTTAAATTTATCCGAACTAAATCCTTCGCCTTTTCCAAAAAACCATTTTTCTTTTCTCGTTAAACTTTTTTTCCATTCAAAATAAGAGGCAAAAAGTCCTGTTACTAAATCTGCCAAAAACATCCAAAAAAGAATATAAGCCACTGACTTGAAGTCAACCACTACATTGACCACTACGATTGCAGGAATTGTTGAAAGCATTACTAAAGGCTTTTCAATAAAAATATTTAATAAAGAAAATTTTGGTACTGCGAGTTCTAAGAATGATTTCATTGTTTAATTTTATGGTGTTTTTAATTCTGCGATTTCTGCTTTTAAAGTTTGGATTTCTAAAAGCAAAGTTTCGCGCTCCAATACGAAATCTACTTGCAATTGTGTTAGTATGTCGGCTAAAGGAAAACCCTCGCTTAAACCTACTGCAACGCTCTCGACGTTCGTTTCTGTTTGACTAAGTACAACGCCGTCTTTTAATACCGTATCTAACCATCCTACGTGTGCGCCTTGAATTAACCCCTCGTTATTCCATCGAACCAAAAATTCATTCGGTGTTCTGTTTTCTGTAAATACTGCCATTTTATTTTTATTTGTTAATTATGAACTTGTTACTGTTTCGTATGCTGTTGCGCCACCAATTCGCATTTTATTTAAAGTCGTGTTAAAAAAAGATGCTCCTTTAACATAAGCGGGTTCTGTTGCAGTTGTGAATTGACCTAGTTTTATCAAGCCATTAGTTTCTACATCGCCTCTTAAAACTGTTTTAGTTATATTTGTGTTTCCTAGGGTTACGCTGTTACTTCCAGCTCCAATTGCACTATCTCCGATTACAATTTGATTAGTTTGATTATCGGCTAATGCTTTAGTTTCATTTCCAAAAAATAATGAACTGTTTGAATTAGTATTAGATGTTGAGCCGTCCGATATGAATCGACCTGAATTTAAACCACTTGCAATATTATTAACCCCTGTGGTATTGGAGAATAAAGCACTTACACCATTTGCGGTATTTCTAACCCCTGTGGTATTGGATTGTAAAGCACTTAAACCATTTGCTGTGTTAAAACCCCCTGTCGTGTTTGATTGTAAAGCAGATAAACCATTTGCGGTGTTAAAACTACCTGTCGTGTTGGATTGTAAAGCACTTACGCCATTTGCGGTATTATTACTCCCTGTCGTGTTTAATCGTAAAGTATTTACCCCACTTGCGGTGTTAGTACTCCCTGTCGTGTTGGACCGTAAAGCATCTAAACCATTTGCGTTGTTATTAGACCCTGTCGTGTTTGAGCGTAAAGCTCCATCGCCAAATGATGTATTACTTGATATATTTCCCTTACCATTATTCCAAACAGTTAAATCGGTATTGTTAAATTCTAAGTGTGAAATTAAAGGATTCTTTAAATTCAAAGCCGTGTTGACTTGTCCTAAAGTTGTTAAATCTTGTTCGTTAACTGCTGTTAAACCCGCAGCTAATCTTAATACTTTTGCGCTTAAAATATTTGTTGCATCTTCACTTATAGCACTATCTAAAAAGCCACTCGCTCCCTTTTTAGGTAAAACGTTTAGTGTTGGGTTGTTTAAATTAAATACAGTCCAAACTCCAGAAAAATATCTTAAAATTACATTATCTCCAGAATAAAAAATAAATGATGTGCTACTAAACGTAGCCGTACCTGCAATAACTCTTATTGTAAATTCAAAGTTATTTGTTAATACAGATGCAGGATAATAAATTGTATTAACTGTATTTATGTACGTTTTGAATTTTTCTACAATAATAAATGTTCCTGTCGTTATTTCTGGTTGAAAAGCACCTACTCCATTTCCTTCTGGAAATTCAAAGCCATAACTATCGCCGTTATAAACTTTTCTAGTTGTTATTCCTCCAGAATTCATTGTAAGAGACCTATATTGATTATTAGGTTGGTTATAAAATGTAAAATCTAAACTTTCTTGATTTATACTTGAATTAAAAAGTCCATTAATCCAATAAATTCTTGCAGAATTAGTAATAATTCCTGCGCTTCCTACTAATTGAGCAAACGTCCTGTTTAATGCGGAATTTATTTGGGTTTGTATAGAACTTGTAGCATCTAAAAAATTAGTTGTTTTAAATAATGCTAAAGAATTATCTATAAACACCTTAACGTAATTTATTAAATTATCAAATGTTAATTTTTTTCTTTTAGAATCTACACTATCTAAAATAGTAAACGAATCTGTGGTTATTGGAAGTGTTTTTTCTAAAGTTGGTTGCACAAAATCATAAACACCACCGCCACTTACTGCATTAGTGCTGTTTTGCAATACTTCGGCATCTATTGTAGGTGGTGTAGCGGTTTCACTTAGCAACTCATAATCTGCTAGGGTTGTAGTTGTAATTCCACCAACTCCGTAATTTCCGCCTGCAAGTTTAAATAAATATATTCCGCTTGGTGTAGCAAATAATGTTCTTCCTTCTGAAATTGCTTTAACTACATAAAATGGATTTTTTGCATTTACAAATTGTGAAACATTTAATCCTCCTAAATCTTCAATTACAATAGTTTCGGTTGTTGGCGCATTTTGATAGTCGGCTGCTGTAGGAGCATAAGTTGTGATAAACTCTAAATTGCTGTAGGAAATTGCTGTGCCTGTATTGCCATAAGTTCCTTTACCCAAAATGTGCTTATATAATGCTACGACTCTTATTTCGTCAAAACCAGCAATAACTTCAAATTGAATTATACGCATCCATAAAGTTTGCGTTTCGCCAACTACAAAAGTTTGTGTGTTTATGTAGGATAATTGTGCTTGGCTGCTTAGGCTTATGTTTGTATAAATATTTACAAAAAGGTCTAGGTTGTTTTGGTTTACAAAGTCTTCGCGTTTAGCCTTGTAATCTACGCTGTTGTGAACAGCGTAAATGAAAGCAGCATCTGGTACAGGATTTAAAAGCGGTAACGGAATTATCGTTGTTTCTTCAGCCATTTGTTTTTATGTTTTTACCCGATAGGGTTGTTATTCTTTTTCCGGTTAATGTTATAAGGTATTTACCTTTAAAATTGGGCATTTTATATTTTCTGGGTGTAAACCTAAAAACGTGTATGATGTTATCTTGTGCCATTTTCTGTAAATATTATATTATCGGCTTCGCTAGTTACCACATAACTTTCGGTTGCCGTAGCTGGTTTTATAAAACTTACCTTGCATACGTTAGTGTTTGAAATTGTGAATTCTAAACCATTGCCAGATACGATTATTCCTAAAGCATCGCGCAAACTAGTTAATTCGGTTGGCGAAAATGCTTGGTTGTACCAAAGCGTTACATCAAATATTTGATTGCCGTTAAAACCAGGTATTTCAAAACGAACTAGTATTGGCGTTCCGTTTGGTATCACCGTTAATACACCAGACGTGTTTTTAACATCGCGAACATAGCTATCTTGTAAATTAAAAGTTTTGGCAGATAATAAAATAGTAAATATAAAAGCCGATGGTTCAATAGCGATAGTCAGAAAATCCAAAAATCCTTTTAAATTAGTTAAATCGCCAGATACTAAATCGTTTATAGATACTATACTTGTAGCATCTAAATTGCCAGAATATTCGTTTATAAATTCAATTTCTAGCGGTTCGATATTTAAGATCGCATTATCAATAGTCGGACTATCTAATCGCGATTGCATCGTTATTTTTAGTACTTTAGTCATAGGTAATATCGGTTACAAGTTCGTACACATCTTCTGTAGCTACTATTTGGGTTTTGCCTTCAAACAATTGAATAGTTAAGGTTGTTGGAATGAATTTTCGGTTTTGGCCATCAAAATAAAAGTTTAATAACTCATCTGGAAATACATTTTGCAAGACACGCCCTTCTAAAACATAGGCTGGTTTACTGTATATACTATGCAACAATCTGGCAACGGTTTTATTAAAACTTTCAATTATTGTGGTGTTGTTTAAACTCCAGGTATCGCGATAAGCCAAATTTTCTGCAGCATATAGTACGCGCATGTATTTTAATAAACTAAATGCCGGGATGGCTGGATATTTTTTATAAGATTTTGGCTTTTTTATTCTTCCGGTAAAATTTAATAAATAACCCATTCTGCTAATGTTATTTTTAAATAAATAATAGACGCTATTAAAATACTCCTGGTAGCCGTTTACGTCTTGTAAAAACATCGCATTTTTAAAGTTTTCTGCAAACAATATTTTTCGGGTTTGCAAATCAATTTGCCATGTTTGTAAGCCAATTTGTAAAACAGAAGCTGGTGGAAAAACTTGTAAATCTTGAAAAAACGAACTAAAGAAAAAACGCGAAATATCATAAAAATAATTAGCATAAAGCGGTCTGCCAATTCCTATATTATTTTGAATAGAAGTATCGCTGGTAGATAGCAATTGGGTATCGTACTTTAAATTTTGGGCATAATTTATAGATCTAGTAGCTTGTACATTTTCTGTAAAATCGTAGTCGTCTGTAACGCCTATATTTAATTTTTTAAAGCAAACCCGATAAATTTTTATATCAGAACCTGTATAAATAGGCGCTAATAATCTAAAGTCTGCAACGCCTGGCGCATCTAGTTCAAACTCATATTTTAATTTAAAAGTAGCATATTTGGCATCGTTAGCAATATTTTGAAAACCGTAGCTTCTGGTAGAAACTTCATATTTTAAACGACTAGCAATAGGAAAGCTAGGTCTGTTAGAAAGTACTTCATTATTTGCTACAAATAATTGAAATGCCGCCAATTTATCGTATAGGTTTTTATTTACATTTTCTTCAAAATAAGAAGGCGCGCTTAAACATAAAATTTCAATTTCTAAATCTATAGTGTATAAAACGTTTGCTTTTAAATACGGTTTTTCAGCGCATTGATAATAATTAGTGGTAGCTGTATTTTCAGTTACATTGTAATTATTCCAAAAGCTTATCGGATTGAAAAATTCGTATTCAAAAAATATATTTTCTTTGTATTTTCTGTAAAAGAAATACGGCAAAGAATTATTATTATTCCAATCTTTAAAATCATTGGTTTGGTAATGGTCCGAAGGATAAGCATAAGGAAAAGCAATAGTTCCTGCCGGATAATTTAAATATGGATTAAAACCAGATAAATAATTAGTGGTTGCATTATTTACAACAGTTTCAGAAAACATGTTTTTATTACCATCTGCATTGCTATTTACTTCTACTTTTTTGTATGGTGTTTTTAAACTAAAATTAACGGTATCATTATTATAAATAGTATCGCGGATAATTTTTGTAAATACAAAGTCTGGCAAAATAGCACCATTCACATCGTATTGTTTAAATGTGGTAATTTGTTCTTTTTTTTGACCAAAACCAGTTACCATCCAAAAGCCATTGTAACTCATTATAGTCATGCAATTTGCCGTTAATACTTCTTCTAAAATCTTATAATAATCGGTTAGTTTTTCGTTATTATTATAAATTTTTAAATCAATATTTAAGGCATTGAAATTTTGATTTTGTGTTGGATAAAAAGAAGGATCAACTAATATGTTTTGATTTAATCCGGTTGCTTTTAAACACGCGGCAAAAACTTCAATAATTGGCAAACGATTTTCGTAATACCAACGAGGAAAGTATTTTCCTTTTAAGGATGCCAGCATGTCAATGGCCGTAAATTCTACAAAAATAACTCCGCCTTTATACGGTTCTGTATATTGATCTGGCAACAGAAACCCTTGCCACAATAGCTTTTTAGAGTTGGTTGCATCGTAGGCATTTAATTTAACCAGAAAACGATTTTCATCGCTGGTGAATAAATGTTTGAAATAAGCATCTGCACCATTTAAAACTGCCATGTTAAAATTTAACTGCGATGCCATTATTACACCGGTTAAATCATCACCAGAATCAAACTTTAAAGTTGGCGAACTATCTTGCGTAATTTGCACTTGCAACGGTAAAAAGTTAGTATACGTATCAATAATTACAATTTCTAAATCTTGTATATCATACGGCACATAAACTATTGGTGCAAGATCATCTACTAAAGATAGTAATACTTCAAATCTATTGGCAGTATTGGTAATTACATTTAAAGTATAAGTTTCTTGCATTACAAAAACCAATTGAATGTCGCCAATTGGGTTAGCACTAAAAGAAAGGTTTGTAAAGCCAACACCAGAATCGGTATCGTTTAAAATTAAATTACTAAATAAATTATCAAAGGTATCGGTATTTGTTGGTCCTATTTTAACCTGATTTCCGTTGGTTGGCGTACCGGTAACAAATTGCTTTTGTATGGTTTTGTTGTAACCCAAAACAGCTTGCGTAACAACAAAATGCATCGTATCAAAGGCTACGATGGTATCTAAAAAAGCTATGTTTACATTTGTAGCCATTACGAAATTCTGTTTTTCTTAGTATCTGTTCGGTCTAAAACCAATCTAAGTTTAGAACCATCAACCTCAAAACCGCCACCAAGCAAAACGTTAACTGCTCCACTTGCTGCCGGATTAATCATGTTTCCAAGATTTCTTTGTTGTTTTGAATTTAAAATCATTTCGCCACTATTTACACGAGCAAATAGTTTGTCGCCAGAATATGATGAACCACCAACCATTCCACCATTTGCAAAAGAACCAGCGCTTTTTAAATTAGAAGTTACTAGAGAACCTAATGCAATTAACGCAACACCTGCTGCAATTGCCACGTATGGATTTAAGGATTGTAATGCCTTTTTAATTCCTAAAATGGCAATACCAGTTTGAATAGCTATTTTACCAACTTGCACCATTAAACCACCAAGAGTGGAAAGAAACAAACCTGCAACACCTTCTAAAAAATTTCCGCCTGCAGCAAATTGGGCAACTACTTGTCCAAAACCTTCTGCAAAAGATGCAACAGCGTTTGACATAGCAGAAGCAACACCTTCTGAAAAGCTTTGTAATTTAGAAGTTACATCTTCAATTTGGGTTTTAGTTTCTTCAACACCTTCAATCGCATTGATTTTAATTTGGGTATCATTTATTACTTTTGCAAAGCTTTCATACTCGGCAGAAGTAGTAGAAAATTCATTTCTGGCTGCTTCATAACTAGATTTTATTTGCTTTAAATTATCTAAAGAAAAAGCAGTTGGCGCACTTGGTGCCGATAAATCTACTGGCGGTTTTGGCAGCTTTATGGTTTTACTTTCTAAAGCATCAATTTTTTTCTGTACCGATGCAATTAAAATATCATACTGCTGTATTGCGGCATTGCTTGTAAGCTGTTCTTTTTGTATTTTTTGCAATGCGGCAATTTGCGCTTCGTAAAAAGCGATTGTTCCTGGTGCGGCTGTTTTAATTGTTTCTGCAATAGCACTAGTACCAACTTTAACATCGTTAAGTTTGGCAATTTCATTATCTTGTAGTTTGCCTGTTTTATTTAAATATTCTTCTTTGGCAGAAAACAAAACCGAATCGGCTTTTAAATTTTCGTCGTTGTATTTTTTTAAATCGTTTTGAAAAATTTTTAAAAACTCTTGTTGCTTTTTTAAGGCATCCGATTTAGATATTGTTATTTCAATAGTTCCGGTTCCTATTGTTCCGCCAGATTGCGAAGCTCGCGAAAGTACTCGGGTATCTGGACCCGCTTTTATTTCTGCAATTTTGGCTTCTGATTTTGCAATTTTATCGCGTAATTCTAATTCTTTTTGAATTCTTGCGTTGGCTCGATTTTGTATTTCACCATCAATAGCAATGGCACGACTTTTATTAAAAATAGCTTCGCGAAGTTCGTCATACGATTTTTTTGCCGTTCCGTTTTTGAACGCTTCGTCGTCCAAGTTTTTAAAATAAGCAGGGTATAAGGCTTGTAATTCGTCTACTGCTTTTTTGCGTTCGTTGGTAGATAGCTTTACATTGGTTGCTGCTGAAAATAATTTATCTAAAGCACCAACTTCTGCAACGGCATTTTCGTTTCCTTTTTTTACGGCATTGTTTAAAGATTCTTGACCAGAAATTGCAGCTTTTGTGTTTTGATAATAGGCATAAATTGCTACTCCTAAAGCAGCAATGGCAATTGCGGCTGCTACATAAGGATTGGCCAAAACTGTGGCATTTAAAGCCATAAAAGAAGAAGCTATTCTTGGCAGAAAAGTTAATAATGAACCCAAACCAGTTAATAACGGACCAACAACAGCTGCTAATCCTGCAATTACTACTATTGTAGTTTTTGTGCCTTCTGACAATCCAGAAAAGCCTTTTATAATTCCGTTTACATAGGTTATTGCTTTTGTAAAATAAGGCAAAATAACACTACCAAATTGTTGTGCTAATTGTTTTAAACTTTCTGTAAATATTCTGCTTTGGTTTGCTGCACCACCACCAGTTCTTGCAAAATCTCCTAACGAATTTTTCGAAGCATCCATAACAAAAGCATATCGAAGATTCACTTTTGACGCCTGGTCTAAATCTTTGACTTGTGTTTTAATACCTTTTGAATAGGCAAATTGTTGCAAATTAGTTTCGGTCATTACAATACCAAGCTTTTTTAAGCTTTCGGTTTCGCCAGTAAAGATGGAAGTTAAGGCAGTATTTGCTTGATCAATACCAATGTTTTTAAAAGAAGCCAAATCACCTGCTAAACCAACCAGTTCGGTACTCATTTTGGCAGCTTGGTTAGTTGTTAAACCCATTCCCGATGCCATATCTCCAAAAGTTGCCGCCATGTCTAAGGCAGAACCTTCGGCAATACCGAAACCATCTAAAGAAGTTTTTGCAAATTCTTTTACAGAATCAGCCGCCGGTCCAAAAGCAACATCTACTTTATTTATAGATTCTTGAAAGTCAGAAGCGAATTTTACAGATGCTGCACCAGCTGCTAATATTGGTAAGGTAATAAATGTGGAAAAAGATTTTCCAACTGATTTCATTGCATTGCCAGTTTTTGTTAACTCGCGACTTGCATTCTGAATTTCAGAACTAAATTGCTTTAAATCAGCACGGAAAAGAATGTTAATGCTACTAATTGATGCCATAAATAGTACTTTATTTAAAAAATAAAAGTACTATTAGCTTTATTTTAAAGTATGTACAAAATGTACATTTTAAGCAAAAAAAAACACATTTTGTTACAAATGTGTTTTCCCCTTTATTAACTAAACCAAACTTAAGATTACCAAACTTAAGCCCTAAATATACTATAAGATTGTAAATATATTTTAGGATTACTTTTATTTTGTGTACAATATGTACATTTATGCTTTTGCCATTCTTTTTTCGTCAATTCGTGCCCAAAATTCTTTGTTTTTTTCTACTTGTGCAATTTCATTTTCCAAATCAATAGTTGCAGAAGTTTCTTTGTCAAAATACATCGGCATAAATTTTTCTTCTGTTAATCCAGCTTCTTTTATATATGGTCGAGAAAAAGCAAATGCCAAACGCCTGTTTAGTATTAAATCTTTTTTTGTTTGTTCTTTAAACCTTTTTTCACAGCCTTTTGAAATATTATAAAATTGCCGCGGCGTTAGGTTGTAAACATAAAATAAATCTAAGGCTAAATATCCTGCCATTTCTTCTAGATCGTCAAAGGTAAAATCTTTGTTTTCTTGCTCCGAATCGTCTAGGTTTTTTTCTTTCTCGGAGCTGCAATCTTTTTTTCTGGTTCTACTTTTGGCAACGATTCGGCAAAGGCTTTTCCTATTGCTGGAAGTTGCGACAGGTTTGCAAAAACCCAATCGCCATCTACAATAAATACTTCTTCTTTAGATGCTGCATTTATAAGATCTACTAAAGTATCAATAACATTAAATCCTAGGTTATCGGCATCCATATTTGTAAATACAGTTGCGATGCTATTTATTACTTCTGGTATACTATTTATATTCCATTTTTCGCCTAGTGTGCGAAGGCAAGAATACCCAAACGTTAGTGTTTGGGTATTCTTATCCTTAGTAATTACCAATGCCATTATGCTACTACAGCAAGAGTTAAATCGCCATTTCCTTTAAATGAAAACGATCCAGAAACAGATTGGTTAACCGTTGCATCAATATCGGCAGATTCAATAAACACTTGACCAGAAGCGATAAAATCACCCACTGATTGCGTAGAGAATTCTACTTGTATTGGAGTTTTTGATAATTGCAACTGCAATAAATCAATAAAACCAGATTGTGTTACCGATGCCGTTGGTTTGTCTGCAACTAATGCATCTGTAGTCATGGACCATTCGTAATTGGATGGTGTTGAAACTGTTCCGTTAGTGTCTTTTGTTGCAATCGATTCTAGTGTTGTAGAAACGGACATCTTACAAGATGTTGCATGAAAAAGAACTTTTCCGTCTAATGTAAAACGTACTGCTTTACCCTGATAAATTTGTCCTGCTGCCATTTTATTTAATTTTTTTAAGATTTATTAATATTTGATTTACTTGTAATTCATAGTCAAATTCTGGGGATATTATGTCATTTATAAAATCAGAATTTTCAATGACATTTTTGAATGCATCATAAAATTCTACACATTCTGTTAACTGATCTGCACCGAAATAAAACCCCAAATTGATACTAAATTCGTCTGCATCTTTGGTTATTTTATTAGTTGGTTGCGGCGTATAAACTGCAAAAGGAAAAACAGTATTTTCACGAGCATAAACGGCATCCAAACGATCGTTAAAAACGTTTGTAAAAATTGTTGATGTTAGCAACAGTTGCACCATTTCTTCGTATACTTCTTTCATTATTTGCTTAGTTTGTCAATCTTTTTTTGAATGTATGCTGCAATCTTT